CTAGATACGGTCTGATGAATCAAGCTATTGAAAATGCAGAAAAACAAGGAAGAAATGTAAGAAGATGGACTGCATTTGAGTTTACAGAAAGATGTCCAGATTCAAGATCTGGAACTTCTAAAATAGAATTATTTATTGATCAAAATTCTTTTGATGTCAGAACAAGAAATGATTATGAAAGATTAGCAACTCAAAAACAAAAAGACTATGAAAGACATGAGATGTTTGAAGGGTGCTTGAAATGTCCACTTGCACCAATATGCTTAGGTGATGCTAAAAAACAATCTTCTAAATCATCAATGTTAAAATCGATTGATGAACTTGCTCAAAAAGTCTTATCAGAAGGACCAGATTGGGCAATGGCTCAGCTTATGAATTTAAAACCAAGTGTAGAAGGAATTATATATAAAGAATTTGATGAAAGAACCCATGTCAAAACATGGAATCAAATGTGGCTTATTTTAACTGGTAAAGAGTTCCCTGGCGAGTGTGATCATGATATTTTTATAAAAAAATGTCACTCAATGGGACTTCAAGCATATGCAGGAATCGACTGGGGTTGGTCTAATCCACATACTTTGGTTGTATTTTTTGTAGACAGTAGAGAAAATATATATGTAGTTAGATGCGATGGTCAAACATACATATCAAGACCGGCATGGATGCATATAGTAAAACATAAATGGCATAATAACTATAGAATTCAATTATATTTTCCTGATATGGCAGACCCAGGTGATGCTCAGGAAATGAGAAAAATGGGTCTTCCGACTACAACTAACTCAGAAAAATCAAATATCAATGCAGGTGTTCAAGTTATTAAAAAATGGTTAAGAACACCAGGATCCAATGAGGCCAAGATATTTTTTGCAGCTGAAACATGTAAGCCAATAATACAGGAATTTCAATTATATCATTTTAAAGCAGATGCAGCTGGAAACATGACAGATGACCCAGACACAGAACATGATCACTGGCTCGACGCATTAAGATACTCTTTAATTAATTTATTTGGTAAAAATACTATAGTATTAGGATCTGCTGGCGTTGATATGGATGTTTCTAAAATAGTTGACTCTAGAGGTCATTTTATAAAACCACCTACTCCAGAGGAGTACGCAAAAGTTAATAATATACCTTTTAATTCAGAGTATTCTACTGATAATATAGGTAAAATAGGAAGGCTATCTGAATTAGATGAAGACAGCGAACAATCTTCTGAAGGTGGCTTTCTTTGGACTATGTAATCCGGTATGATATATAAGGGGATTTTGTAAATGTCATGGTTTGAAGATTTAAAAAAATCAATACAAGACCGTCTTGTAGAAGATATCGAGCAAATGACCAAAGCAGACGCAGATAAACTTCCAGAGAAGCCACAATCAGAAAATCAAGAATCAGGTCTTGTAAGAGGTAAGGCGATATTAACAGACCCTTATTTTGAACAAGCAAGTAATAATTATTTTCTTTCAAAAAATAAAATAAGCAGAATATCAAATAGAACTCTTAGAGACATGTCTCAAAGAGATTGGCTTGTTAGCACAATCTTACAAATAAGAGCAGATACTGTTTTAAGATTTTCAAGACGTCCAGAGCGCAGATACGATATGGGTTTTCGTGTCGTCAAAAGAGATCACAGCGAGTCATTGTCTGAACAAGATATTGATAATATAAATATGTTGGAAAGTTATATATATAATTGTGGCAGAACTGAAAATGTCCCCAAAGGACAAGAAATGCTTTTAGGTGAATTTTTAAAATTAATAGTTAGAGATGGTCTTACTTTTGGATATGTGGCAGTTGAAAAAGTCTTAACAAGAACCGGGGCTCTTCATCGCTTCAGACCTCTTCCTGCTGAAACAATGTACTTAATAAATCAAGCAATCAATAAAACAGTTGTAGAAGATCAAGTTAAAACTGCAATCAATATGTATCATACTAAAAAAAGCGACAATGATCCAAGGGCGGATGGGTATCTTGCGCCTAGAGAAATAGATTATTATAAGTATGTTCAATTATCAACAGACAATAGAGTTTTAAATGCCTTTGGTGATGAAGACATGGTGTTTAAATTATTTAATCCACAAAACTATGCTGACTCTAATGGATATTGCATATCTGTAGTTGAGCAGGCAATCATAATGATAACAAATCATCTAAATATAGAGGCATATAATGCTAATTTTTTTACACATGGATATGCTGCAAGGGGTATTCTTCATTTAAAAGGTGCTGTTACTCAAAATACTCTTGCTTCTTTTAGAAGACAATTTTACAACACAATATCCGGATCCGCAAATGCTTGGAGAACTCCAATTGTTGCAGGCCTTGATGATGTTCAATGGGTTCCAATGTCGGGTTCTGCACGTGAGATGGAGTATATAAATTTTAATTCTCATATAATGAGAGCTATTTGCGCACAATTTCAAATAGATCCAATAGAAGTTGGATTAGATTATCTTACAACGGCAAACGGCAGAGCAAGTGCACAAGCTAAAGAATCTGGTCAATTTAAAATAACATACTCTCGTGAACGAGGTCTAATTCCCATATTAATGCTTGTTGAAGACTTATTTAATCAAGATATCCTACCTGCTTTAGACAAAGATCTTGCAGATAAATATAAATTTAAATTTGTTGGATACACAGATGACACGGCAATGACTGATATAAGTCTTCGTCAGGCACAGATGACAGTTTTTTCTTCAATGAATGATCTTCTTCACAATGAAGAAAAAACACAAATAAACCACCCCGCTGCAAATCTTCCATTGAATCAATCTTTTTGGAATCTTGTTGAAAAAAACATGACCCGTGGAGAGATTCGTGAATTTTTCTTTGGAGATAAGGGAGCATCTAAAAGACCAGAGTTGCAATATCTTCCATCGGATCCGGCATTTTTATCTTGGAATCAGTTAATGATGACAATTAATGTTCAACAACAACAAAAAGAAATACAAAAACAACAACAGCAACAACAGCAACAAATGCAACAACAACAAATAAAACTTCAAGAAAGTCAAGAACAAAGAGAACAAGAAGCGCATGATCATCAGATATCTGAGTCTAAACAAGAGCAAGCAAACTCTGTTGTAAGATCTCAAGATCTTTCTAGTCTACAAGATTTGGCTAGACAATACGGTGCCACAAAAGCAACAAACATAGGCGGAAAAGAATTAAAAAATCCAATAAATACCCTTGAAGAAATAGAAAAAAAATAAACTAAAATAATAATACATAAAAGTATAATATTTATATCTGCAGGAGATTATAAATATGACTTTTGTAATAATTGAAGGTCTCGATCGAACTGCAAAGACAACGCTTGCTGGTCTTTATAATAAAAAAGGCTATAAAACAGTTCATTTTTCCGCCCCGGATAAGAAATATTTTCAAACCGGATACTCAGGTCCTTCTTATTTAGAAGATCTTGTGGAAATGTTTGTTTCTTTATCTGGACAGGATGTTGTCTTTGATAGATCTCATTACGGTGAATTAATATGGCCTTATGTCTACAACAGAAGACCATTGTTAAATCATTTTGACTTAGAGATCTTAAGAGAAATTGAATCTCAAAATAAAACAGAATATATATTAATGCATGATCCAAATATAGAATCTCATTGGAGAAGATGTCTTCAGTATAAAGAGCCATTAACACGAACACAATTTGATTCAGCTAGATCTATGTTTAATGATATGGCTAATCAATATGATTTTGTACAATTAACAATAGAAGATGTGGAAAATAAAATAGGAATGTCTTTACTTGAAAAAGAGAAAGAAAAAATACAAATCTCAGATGCAGAGATGGCGTCATCGAAGAGCGAAGATACGGATGTGGTTTCTATTAGAAAAAATAAAAGTGATATGTTACTTTCTCCCGAGCAATTAAAATTAGCAGAAGCAAATGCTATAAATGAAATTTTAATTGGAAGAATAGTAAAGAAAAAAGGTGATCATTTTGATTCAATAGAACAAAAAATAAGAGATTTCTTGAATAATGAATTATCAAATTTACTGGGAACTACAATAAAAAACAATAATAATTTATTTTCTAATGAAGAAATAGATTTTTTAAAAGCAGTTGTTAAAAGAATGAAGGAGAAAAAATGAAGATGGTAAATCAACAAAAAACAAATCAAATACAAAGAATTGAAACTTTAGAAAAACATATTGAAAATTTATCAATGGCACTTAGAGTAAACCAAATACTATTAAAGCAAACAATAGACCAATTGCAGCCAATGCAATCAGAGCTAAAGACAAACACTAGTATACTTAGTGATTTTCAATATAGGGTTCTTGGATTGCAAAAATATCTTCCAATAAATAACGAGGAGCTAACTTCTATTGTCAATGAATTAAAATCAACAGACTGGGATCGAGCATCTGACAAAGATGATTTAGATAAAAAACTTGAAAAAAAAGAATTTGTTTCATCAAAAAATGACATAGTTATAATATCTTCTGTTGTATTGGAAGGAGAAAATGTTAAAGGCGGTATATTTAGATCAAAGATAAAATTAGAAGAAGCAGGCCAAGGTCTTGTTGATGTTCTTTTAAATAAAAAAGTAGGAGAAACAGTAGAGGCTGTGTTAAACGATGAGAAACATTTAGTAAGTTTATTAGGTGTTAGGACTACGAATTTAGAATGAATGATACTAAAGAAAGATTTGATAAAAAATGCCCACGTCAGTTGAAAGACTATCCTAAGGGATATTGTCCATTAGCTGTTATTCGCCTAAAATGGCTTAGATCTCTTGGTAGAGAGCCAACTGAAGAAGAAGAACTCAATGCTCCTGGGTGCAATTGGGCAATTAATCATCAAATGTCTAGTTATTGTTGGTTTGTTTATGAAACAAAATTTATGCCAGATTCTCCTGTATCCGATGTTGAAATAGCTGCTGCTTTAAACATTTCTATAGAAACAGTAAAACAAGTTGCAGATTCTGCAATGTCAAAAGTGCAATCTTCTGAACTCGTGGTAGAACTAAAGAAGACTTTAGACGGGGAG